ATTTCGGCGATTTCTGCTGACGTTATTATCTTTTCATGAATCAGTACATCCGCCCATAACTTCAATACTCGTGCTTGGTATCGGTTGATTACGCTTTGAAAACTTCTGAAAATATTTGGAGAAGAACCAGACCAATTATTGTTCAATGCGTTGGATATCATTTTGCATTTTTCTCGGTTACTAAAATACAATCCACTATATCCTTGTGGTCGACCACCTTCTTGTTCAGTATCACATAAATCCGGTAAAAATGTATTTATAAAGTCCCCACACACGTCAAAATATCTTATTGCAACAGTGACTTCATGCGACACATTTATTTCTCTTCTTGTTATTTTGTCCGAAATTGTTTGTAATATTAATTGTGCTATGACACTAAGACCTGGTCTTTGGAATGAAATGTCGGGACGAACGGGTACTCCACACTGCATCATTCCAAATGCACGAATAATTACTCTTTTTATACTTTCAATTTCTTGATCATCAAATATATCAGGATGAGAATTCACAAATTGAATTAAATCAGTTTCTAATTTTTCCAGTTTTCCCATATTTTTTTGCATCACTAATCGTGAAAACGGATAAGAGGGATCATCCAGACGCCCTAATTCCCAATATGGCGTTTTATATTCCATTAATTATTTTATATCTTCTTTATATATATTTAAATATTTATTAAAATATTTTTTTATATTTTATTCACTATTCCACTATTCTATTCTAGCAATCATTAATGCAGCTCTCGCTATAAGCAATTCCCCACTTGATCGATTTTGCATTAAATGTTGGATTACTGACTTGCGCCCCATTCGGATCCGGGTTGGTTCGCAAAACGGATTTCCCTTTCAAACGAGCTAAATAGCGATCATACGAACCGTGTTTCATATCGACACCTTTACTGCCGCCGGCAGACATGCTTCCCGGGCGGAGTCGCGTCAAAGACGTTCGCGTGGAGTTGCCGTGCGACGGAACATTCGAGTGCGTTACACCAGGGACTGCGCGGTCGCTCATTTGGTTCCAATTCACGTTTGCGAATTGATTTTGGGGGGGCGTATAAACATTAAGCGCCGATTTATTCATGGTGTATTCAGAGGACGGCACGCGCACCGTATTTTCGATTCGTTTTACATTATATTTATTATTTTGGTTTCTAAATTGCGGTCCGGTATATGTTGAAAAGCTAGGAAAGGCGCCACACGCTCTGCATCCGACCGGTTTTGTTGTCGACATGTTTTAATTTATTTAATTTATTTTTATTATAATATATAATGTGTATATTAATGTTATAATAAAAAATTTATAATTTATTATAATATAATTCTCTTATCTCTCTTTCTAAAAATAAATATATTTTAAAATTCGGTGGGTCCAAGCGTTCGATTTCCGCCTCGCTGGTTAATGTAGTTGACTTGATCCTGGCTCAAACAAGCGCATCCCGTGCTGTCGGAATAGGTGGACGGGCAGCATTCTGGCTTAAATTTATTATCGGCAAAAAAGAACAGTTCGCCTTCAGGCAAAGGCACTGGAGTTCCTACATTGTCCTTATACGTATTGAGGCGATTCTTGTTGCCCATTCCGGATGCATACCGTTTGGCAGTTTTAACCCAACCCATCGTATACGAGTCGTCAATATTCAGTTCATTGTTGCTTAAATTCACAAATCCTTCCTTTTTGTCGCCTTCTTTTTTATTATCGGCCTTTTTACTGTTCATATCATTTGGAGTCATTCCTTCTAAAATGTTGTATTGAAAACAGTCACAAAACATGAACAATCCTGCAATCATACCGATCACAATGCAAGCAACTACAATTTCGAGTCGCGCTTCATATCCAAAAAGTTTGAGTTCCATTTATAAAATAAATATATAGAATAATATTGGTTTAATTATTTATTTATACATTTATAAAAGATAAAAATAATTAATTAATTGTTTGTTTGTTCGTTTACATTTTCTCCTAAATAAAAAATCATCATGAACAAGTAAATAAAAAATAAATTTTCTTAATTTTTGTTTTTATTATTTTTCTTTTTCTTGCTTTTTTGTCGTTTACCCAGGAACACCAGGAATACCCCGCGATGAGTGCACATTCAGAATGTTGTTCGAGAATCCGATCAAGTAGCCCATCGGAACAGAAATTGCAAGAAAAAATACAATTCCGGCTGCTGCTAAAATATCTCCGACGATCGGTATAAAGAACAATAATATAATTGCCGCCGCCATGGCAACCAAAATAATAATAACAATTTCAAGAATGGACCCAATCAAGCTTTTAATCGACAAGTATACGCCAAATAGTGTGTACATGATGGCAGTAACCACGCCGTTCGATTTTCCAAGCATGGATTTCGCTGTAATAATGGTTTCCATAATCGGCGTCATAATATTAAGAATCCGAGACATGATGTCGGATGTAATATCGGCAACCGAGTTTCGTATTTTATTTACCAGTTCGCGCATGTCGTTCACAATGCTCATAATCTCGCCCACAGTTGCAGTAACAACGCTTATCGTATAATGCACGGGTATTAGCGCAATGTCGGGAATGTCTGTTAAAATATGTTGGGTGCATTCTGCAAAATATTAGCAGGCGCGTTGATCATTCCGGCAAACGGCATAATGTTCGGTTTACATTTTTGATTGTTCCAATCTGCCCGTATTTGTTCTATATTGATTTTAATGTGAATATACGTGATGACGAGTATAAATGAAATGCATATAATGATTGCCAAAAAAACATACTCGCCGTATCGTTCTAAATATGTTTGATTTTCATAAATGTCTGATATTTTATCAATCATATCGGACGAAAATGGATTATTCATAATAATTTTTTAGATTAATTTTTTAGATTAATTTTTTTTAGTTTTGAGAAAATAGATGGCTAATATTAGCAAATATTAAAATACATGAAATATAATATTTTATTAAGATAGAACTAAATTAATCCTGCTGACATTGGCGCGGATTTATAGATGCGGAAGATGCTACTCTGTCTGAAAATATTACAGCTCTTGACCAGTTACTCTCGAATTTTAGCAACCAGCTGAAACAGCGTCTGCAAGACACGCTTCCTCAAGACCAACACGCAGCATTCAATGCCCAACGTGGTGGTTCCAGTGGGACGAGGAAATCCAGAAAATCAATGACGAGGAAATCCAAAAAGTAAGGGATTGGTGACAATGACATTGATAAAGAGTGTAAAATAATTAAAAAATATAGCAAAAGGAGTTGTTATTGAAAAAGTTTAAATAACAAATGCAAATAATGTATGCAGTTGTTATTCTGGTTGGTTTATTTTGTAGGAATAGCCTCGTAATTGTCATTGCCGTCAATATTTATTTTATTTACGGTGTAACCCAACGATTTAACGTACTCCATTAACTCATTATGTGTGTTTGGAATATTGTTCCAATGATGACTATCTACGCTCCAGCACTCAAAAAATATAACCGGTTTGCATTTAGTAATGGTTTGAATGCCTCCTTTTAATACATTCAATTCTTGACCCTCTACATCTAGTTTAATAAAGTCAACATGCTCAAATTGTAATGAATCTAAAGTCGCTAATTTATAGTGATGCGTTGTCGTGTCATCGGTTGTCTCAATTAGTTTGCACCCTCCTATATTTACATTTTCAGGAAGAAACATAGTTGTTTTTTTATTAGCATCATCAATAAGAGCCATATGATTAGGAAAAATGTGTTTTGACTTATCGTTAAGAAAAATATTTCCGCACAAGGCATAAAAAGAAGAATCGTACGGTTCGAAAGAATGCACTTTTCTATTTTTAATCGCGAGTGGCATAGACCATGTACCAATGTTTGCACCAATATCCAAGATAATTGAATCATTCGTTAAATATTGTTCAGCATATTTGATTAAATTATTTTCCCAATACCCGTATCTAGACAAACTATTAGATATTGTATCATTTTCATAACATAAATAAGTGTAATTGTCAACACTTTTACAAATAGATGTCATGTTATACATGCTTATACATAAAATATTTAAATCAAAATAATATAATATTAATAATATTTTAAAACAATGGTAAAAAAACCTTCTCTTTTCCAAACTGCTCGTTTTCCATTTTCCAATTATCTTGTTATATATGAAATATCAACAGTTTTTTAAGCTACTTTACAAAATTATCATTCCATATTATTTGTTATTATATACAATATTACAATTTGAATATAAATGAATTTAATAATAAATATAAAAATACATCATCATTCATAGAATAAAAATAAAAATGATTCTCTTGAGCTTTGATGTTGGAATAAAAAATCTTGCATATTGTCTACTTTCAATTTATGAATCCGAAGACATGAATGAAAACAGCAGTAAACATTTTATAGAAATCGTAAAATGGAATATAATTGACTTGTCGTGTGATCACGTTGAAGTAGCAAAAACAGAAGAAACACTAGAAAAAATTCTAAAACAGTGTTCCAAGTGCAAAAAATCGGCAACGTATTGCACGCATTCGAATACCATGTTACCAGAAGATGTAATAAAGTTCTGTAAAAAACATGCCGAAGAAGCGCAACTACCGATGCATCCAAAACTTTTAAAATCCAATTCGAAAATCGGGCACGCGCCGTACATTGTTCCGCTTTCTAAAAAAAAAGTGTCGTGTAATAAAATAAATATTGTCGATCTTGGTAAAAATATAAAACATCACTTGGATGTAATTTTTTCAAAACACATGGATAAAATCGACGCAGTTCTCATTGAAAATCAAATTGGAAATTTGGCGGGAAGAATGAATGTGCTACAAGGAATGATTTCGCAGTATTTTATTATGCGAAATATAACAAATATTGAATTTATATCGGCAACAAACAAGTTGAAATTATTTAAATAAATTATAAATAAAAAAACTAGTATAAGCGAAGAAGGTAGTAATTTGGATAATGTTATAGAAAGTGAAAAAAAATTATACAAGATGAGAAAGGATGCAGGAAAAATGGTATGCAGGTCTCTCTTGTCATTTTATCCAAAGTTGAATGATTGGATAACGAAATATGACAAGCATAAAAAGAATGATGATTTGGCGGATTGCTTTCTCCAAGGGTACTATTATGCGCACCTGCATTTCAATGAAAAAAATAAGTCCGCATTCGAACTAGATGCATTTTTATCAAATGTAGAATGAAACTACATTTACATTATATTATGTTGATGAATAGTGAGATCGAGAGAATAATAGAATTTAATTATATTATTTATATGTAAATAACTAAAAATCGATAATATAATTATTATGCGTATGACTTAAAAATAAAAGTTGTAAGTTAAATATTAATAAATAAACCTAAAAATATGGAACCAGAAGTGATTGATTTAGGATCTTTGGATATTGGGGATGGCGGTAACGGCGGTAGAAAATCGTCAAATTTTGGAGGAGGTTTAGAGCTGCTTATGAATGACAGATTTAAATCGGGAGGAGACAAGGGCGGGTCGACAAATATACATTTGGACGACATTACAAGTTTGGAAGATGATTTGCGGGACATTGATTCTTCGTCGTCTTCAAGAAACGTCAAGGAAATGCGTTCCAACTTGTTTGGATCGGGACCTTCATCCTCTTCGTCTTCGTCGTTTCATGTGAATAAACACGACTCGCTCTCAAACAGCATTGGGGGCGGGCTACATTTAAATGTTGACGATAATAATGGTAATGGTAATGGTGGCATGAACAACGGCGGAATCGGTGCATCAACAGCACTGTTTGACGACGATAAGCCGACATGGGACGGCTTTGGAAAATTCAGCAATGTGCCCATTCATCCCGATGTGCCGATTGATTCGCATCCGCAGCTAACGAAGGAAGAGCTGCTTCGAGAGAAATTCAAATACATTAAAAAGTTGGAGGATTTAGAGAAGAAGGGGATTCGACTCACGAAAAAATATGACATGGAGTCGTCTTTATCAGAGATGAAGGGCGAATATGAAACTCACGTGGAAGAACGAGAGCGCAGAAACAGTGTGAAATTTCAAGGCAAGATGCTTATGGCCTGCATTACCGGTCTCGAATTTTTGAATAACAAATTCGACCCGTTTGATTTGAAATTGGACGGATGGTCGGAACAAGTGAATGAGAACATTGATGATTATGATGAGATTTTTGGAGAGCTGCACGAGAAATATAAATCCAAAGCAAAGATGGCGCCGGAACTCAAGCTGCTATTCCAATTAGGCGGAAGCGCCATCATGTTGCACATGACAAACACCATGTTTAAATCTGCCATGCCGGGAATGGATGACATCATGCGTCAAAATCCGGAACTAATGCAGCAATTCACTCAAGCGGCAGTATCGTCCATGTCGAATGCGACGCGTGGATCCAGTGGTAATGGAGGTGGAGGTGGCGGTGGTGGTGGCGGAGGAAGCGGATTCGGAAATTTCATGAACGATATTGCCGGCCTGTCGTCATCACGAAATGCAAGCGGCGCAACCCCGTTTTCGCACCAACCTCAATATAATCCGGCGCAACAAATGAACATGCCGGCGCCAATATTACCGCAGCGCCCGCCGCCTCCACCCATTCAAACCAAGGGTGAAAATGCGCCGCCACCACCCAGGCGTCCAGGTGACCTGACAAACACGCGACCGGATATTTTGATGGGGCGCGGAAATATGTCGCAAACGATACAGCAGAGTTTGCGCCCAGAGATGAAGGGTCCTTCTGATATTTCATCCCTGCTGTCCGGTTTAAAGACAAAAACGGTAACGGTTGATAATTCGATTACAGCCAATAAAGAAAAAGAAAAAGATAAGAATTCCGCTGCAGGCGGAAGCACGATTAGCGCGTCGGATTTGAATGAAATGAAGAATGATAATTTTCCGAGCAAGAGCAAACGCAAGCAAAAATCAGAGAGAACATCAATCAGTTTGGATATTTAATTAGGGTTATAACGTAATCATTTTTATTTTTATTACATAGTTATTGTAATATAAAAATATTATTATATTTACATTACAATATGTGTTCATCGTAGTAAAATAGCGGGAATTAGAACAACGGCGGAAACGATGGCAAAACGGATGCCATATAACAGTGGTTTATTTATATAATAAGTATTATCATATATTTTTGTTGCATCTATTTGTTGATATTCATGTATTTTTGATTCATGGTCTGTACTATAGATTGCATTAAACGTTGTTTTCCATTCTGCATTTATAAAATCATAAAATTCTTGCATGGATCTATATTTGGTAACATCTGGATAATATACGCCACTATAATGCACAAATACATTAACATTTTTTTCGGCAGTTAATCTTTTTTCATTTAAAAAGTTTTCTTTGTTTTTTGAAATGATAAATTGAATTGGACAATTTTCTTTATACGCATAATAAATCAGTCCTTTTTTTAAATCGCAAGCATAATCTAGACCAGAGCGTCGCGTTCCCTCTGGATAAACAAGAATGTCATTTCCCGACTTATTAGTAAGTTGATTGTCTTTAATTAATCTTTCAAAATCAGAAATACTTATTTTACCACGTTTAAAAAAAATTAGTACATCTAACAATAAATATCCAGTAATGTATGCATATAATGGTAAAATATATACAACCTCAATTCTACTAATAAATTTACTACAGTATTCTGTCACAACATTATCAATAAAAAAATCTCCCCATGAGCGATGATTTGAAAAATAAATTATATCTTTTGAATGATTTATTTTATACTCTGAAATTCGAAATAATTTACAATTTGAATATTTTAAAATTTTCGACTGGATAATGGAGTTGCATTCTTTTTTTTTTTCAACGGTATAATATAATAATGTGATGAATGGATAATATCCTGTTAACATAATTATCGTCTTAAAAAAATGTAACATTTTAATAAAATTAACATTTTTCATATTGTATATGGGCTGTTTAAATAATATATTTATATATTATTTATATTTATATATTTATATATACTTTTTATACTTGCACTTATTAATTTATAAAAAATATAATTTTTATAATAAGAATTACCAAATAAAATTATCATTAAGAAATGATAACAATTGAAAAAATATAATTTTTTATACATTTTTCAACTTTTTATTTTATTTTTTATACATTTTTCTTGTTCGCATCCGACTCCGATTCCTAAAAATTGTATTTGTTAATGTACTTGTTCTATTTGTTTTCGCAGGAGTTCGTGTTTTCATTCTTTTAGTAGAAGTTTTATGATAATCCGTTCTCGTAGTGGGCGTGGTAACAGGTGCTATTCCTTGTAACACTCGTTTTTTTATTTTGGAACTTAAATCTTTATGGTCTTTTATATAATTCACCGCTTCATTCAATACATTTTGAGCTTCGGGGTCAAAGTCATTATCTAAATTTAAAAACCCGTTTCGTTCTTTTGACTCATAAAAATCTCCGCTGTGCACAATTTCATTCAACTTTTTGCGCAACACGCTATTATGTGGAGTAGATGGGCGAAGTTGAGCGGCAACACCTTTTTGTTCAAATGAAGAACCACCTAAATGTTCACGATGCTTATTCTGATAACGCTTCCTTCTAGAATATTTTCTTTTAAACGTCATATTTTTTTTCATAGTTATTATATATTTATAAAAAATAACTATATAATAAAATAAGTGTATAAATATTTATTATAAATATTAAAATAAACAGAATATTTCACAATTTGATAAAATGATAACTATTTTTTCTTTTATACCGAAACATTACATTAAATATGATAATAATAATATTCCGACAATCTCTCCATTTTCGTCCATTAAAACTTCTATATTAAATCAAACATATGTAAACTGGGAACTGCTCCTTGTAACAAATGTCGAGAATGTTTTGCTAAATGGAAACGAAGAGAGTAATGATCCAAGAATAAAAATTGTATATACTTGCGATTCATATTTAAATTTAAACACGCTAT